AGCGCGGACACAGCCGGCAATAATGGGTCAGCAACACAGATCAGATTGACATCTACAACAGGTTTTCCAACAGCAGGAACAATAGCAGTTGGTAATGAATTAATAACATACACTGGAATTGCGGGAGTTGAATTAACAGGTATAACCAGAGGTGCAGCAGGAACAGCAACCTTTGGCACATCAAACGGACAGGCTCACAGCGATGGCGCTGTGGTTACTAACGCCACAAATTTTTCTGGATTTGGTAGTGCTGTTGAGGCATCATCGGTAACACTAGAACCAGGATTATGGTCACTAAGTAATTTTGGTGAAGTGTTGGTTGCAACCATTGCAAATGGTAAAACATTTACATGGAACGCTGGTATTACAGCTAGACTCACAACAAGAGCATCTATGTTGACATCTGGTTTTGAAACAAGAATAGATGCAGCAACAGATAGTGGTAATCCAACTGCAACAAGAGTCACACTCATATCACCAACAACAAGACACTTGATTCATCTTGGAACAGAGGAGACTATTGGCACACCGTCATCACAGGATGATATGTTTATAAGATTCTCTGAGGATGAGAACATAAATAAGTATACACCACAGGCAACAAATACTGCAGGTACACAAAGACTACAGGACGGCACAAAAATCATGGGTGGTCTTGTTGCAAAAGAGAATATTTTGATTTGGACAGATAATGCTCTGTATACGATGAAGTTTGTTGGAGCCCCTTTTACATTTGGATTCGAACAGGTAGGTACGAACTGCGGATTGATCGGTAAGAATGCAGCCATAGAGATCGATGGTGTTGCATACTGGATGGGTAACAATGGTTTCTTCTCTTTTGATGGTACGGTCAATACACTACCATGTTCTGTTGAGGATTTTGTATACGATGATGCAGATACAACAAAAGGCCAACAGATAAATGCAGGTATCAATAATCTATTTACAGAGGTGATCTGGTGGTATCCAACATCAGGATCTGATTTTAATAACAGATACGTTGTCTATAACTATGGACAAGACAATGCAAGATTACCGATGGGTAATTGGTACACAGGTACAAACACAAATTCTATAAGAACAAGTTGGATAGATTCTCTCGTATATCCTAAACCATATGCAACTGCATACAACAGCGCTAACACAGGAACATTTCCACAGGTTATTGGTGAGACAGGTTTAGGTCAGACAGTATTTTTTGAACATGAAATAGGAACCGATCAGGTCAATCCAGATGGTAGTGTAACAACATTAACATCTTTTATACAATCATTTAGTTTCTCATTACAAAAAGATCAGAGTGAGGTATTTCTTGCAATGCGTAGATTCTTACCAAACTTTAAGGTATTGACAGGTAATAATCAGGTGACATTATCTATAAAAGATTTTCCTGCGCAGGATGATCAGCAGACAACGTTAAGTCCTTTTACAATTACGGCTAACACAACTAAAGTTGACACCAGAGCTAGAGGACGATATGCAAACATAAAGATAGAAAATACAGGTGTCAGTGAGTCCTGGAGATTTGGTACATTCCAGGTGGACCTACAACCAGATGGAAGGAGAGGATAATGACAAAAGTAGTGGTAAGATTGCCAGAACCTAAAAAAGAATATAGTGAGGATAACCAGAGACAGATCAATAGAGCGTTAACCACAATAATAGAACAATTAAACTCTACATACTTAACACAACAGAAAGAGGACCAGGAGAGATTTACCTGGTTAGGATTAGGCTAGTGGCAAATATATATAAAAACGATAAGGTAAGTTTAACAAATACAGATCTTACAACTCTGTATACAGTGCCTAATAATTCTAGAGCTATCGTTAAATCATTGTTAGCTTCTGAGGATGCTGGTGGTGCAGCTGTTGTGAAAGCTACATTAACTAACGCAGCGGGGACAGCCTTTGTTATTGATAATAATGTGAGTCTTAGCGCTAACGAAAAAGAACAGATTTTAACCGAACCCTTGATTATGATGGAAAGTGAGATATTAAAGGTTCAGGCGACCAGTGGAGCGGTAGATGTTATCGCATCCATATTAGAGATTAACAGGGAGGATAGATAATGCCGTTTATAGAGACAGAAGCCTCGGTCAGATATGAGACAATTAATGGTAAAAGAGTGCCAGTTATCACACCAAAGACAGAGGTGACACTAACCAATACAGTGACAGGCAAGGAATATATGTCCGATGCAGAGGCCTTGGCTGATGTGCAGAATCCAAGCACAGATACCAAGTCAGAACACATCCGAAGGGACGTAAATGTGACTGTAGAGGAAATAAAGATAGGCGCTGGTTTTAATATCAGCGATTGATTATTAGGAGAAAAACAAGTAAATTAGTAGATCATGGGATTATTTAAGAAATTCAAAGGAGCAGTTAAAAAGATTACTAAGCCAATATCAAGGTTTTTAGATAAGGTTGTACCAAATGAGGTCAAACCTTTCTTACCTTATGCGGCTGCAGCAGTACCTTTTTTAGCACCTGCTTCAGGTGTATTTGCTACTATGGCTGGAAGAGCCGCCTTATCAGGTGGTGCTAATTTATTATCACAATTATCACAAGAAGGTAGTGAAGGAGATTTTTCTGGATTGTCTACATTGTTAGCAGCTGGTACAGGTGCATTATCAGCACCAGGTGCACAAAAAGCAATAGCAGGTTCTAGATTTACTGGCACTCCAGGAGCAACTGGAGCAGATGCAGGTTTTTATGTTGCAGAAGGGATGGGTATTCCAGCAGCAACACCTCAAGGATTTATAGGAAAAGGTTTAACAAAAGCAGCTGAAGGAATTCAAGCTTCAGGTAAAGTTTTAAGAGATCCGTTTGCTGCTAATGTTGGATTAAAAGATGTAGCTGGAGCAGCAATGACACCATTTACACAAGGATCAGTAGATCTTGGTATGGCTACAGCTAGAAAAGCTTTGAAAGACTATGAAGATGAATTAGCAGAATACGAAAGAATGACAGGAGAGGCACAGTTTGCTTCTGATGAAGCTAGAAGAACAGCTATTAGAGCTGCGATGATTGCAGGTGGTCACTCTGAAGATGTGATTAGTGAAACATTTGATTTATTAGGACTAAAAGATGGTGGTGTTGTAAAAATGAAAGATGGTGGTATAATGGATCTTGGTGGCAAAGAAATGGATCTACGAGGTGGTGGATTCGTGCCAATAGGTAAAAAAGAGAGAGCGGACGATGTCCCTGCAAGATTAAGCAAAAACGAATTTGTAATGACCGCTGATGCTGTAAGAGCAGCAGGTGGTGGAAATATTAATGAGGGTGCAAGAAGAATGTATGAGACAATGAACCGATTAGAGGCGCGAGCATAATGACTGAACAAACCACGATAACACGACCGGCACCGGTACTAGAAGCAGCACTTACAAATTTTTTACAAAAAGTAAATCCATTAGTAGGTCAAACGATTGATACATCTAAATTTGCACCACAGATCGCAGCAGAATCACAATTACAACAGGATGCTAGAACCGCAGCAGCAGGATTAGGATCACTCACAGGTCCAGAAGCTTTCAGACCTTTTATGTCACCTTATCAACAGGAGGTGATCGATACAACTCTAACAGAATTTGACAGACAACAGGCGATCGCGGATACAGCAAGACGTGATGCAGCGATAAGAGCCGGAGCTTTTGGTGGTGGTAGAGAGGGTGTACTTGCAGCAGAGGCAGCAAGAGGAGCAGCACAGAGCAGAGCAGGATTACAGGCACAATTATTAGCACAAGGATTTCAACAGGCACAGGCAGCAGCGGCACAAGACTTGGCAGCAAGACAGGGTCTTGGCACTTACCAGACTCAATTAGGTCAGGCTGGCCAGGCACAACAACAAGCACTGTTAGATGCAACAACAGCTGCAGCAAGAGAGGCAGAATTCGAACCATTCACTAGACTAGGTTTAGTTGGTCAACAACTTGCACAGGTACAACCTGGTGCATTCCCAACTCAAACTGTTGGTTATCAACCACCAGCAGCACCAGTCAGTCCATTACAGACCGCATTAGGTGTTGGAACTGGTCTTGCTAGTATTGGTTCTAAACTAGGAATATTTGGCTAATGAGTAGAATTTTAAGAAGACCGATGTTTAGAGGCGGTAAAGTAGATAGCCGTGGCACAGGTATTACAACAGGGTTAGATCAACCGCGGATTGGGGCTAAGGGAGGTAGATTCTTTGGTGATACAGGTAATGTATTTACTTCAGGACTCGCATTACAACCGGTAAGTTCTTTTACTCCAAGAGTTTCAGCAAGAGGCAGAACTATAAATCCACCTTTACCTACAAATCAATTTGCAGGATTAGAAACAATGACAGATGCTATGCCTGGAGGCACATATAATGTTGAACAAGAGGATGAATTAATCAATGTTGGTGATGTGGAATTAGGTTTACCAAAATCAAAAATAGAAGATCTTACAACAACAGAGGAAGTAGAAACACCTAAAAAAGATGATGATGAGCCAGAGGTAACCATGACCGATCTTGAAAAAGCTTTAGGATTGGATAGAGCTAGACAAGAGTATGCAGCAGATGCATTAGCTGCAGCATCAGCAGCTTTCTTTGAAGGCAAAGGTTTTGGTGCGATAGCAGACGCAGCAAAAGTTAAGAGTAAAGCACCAGATATCAAGAGACTTGCAGCACTAGAAGAATTTAAGGCTAAAAAAGCAGCAGAACTTTTTAAATTAAAAGATAAGAAAAAACAGTTTGCTCCAGGTAATGTGCAAAAAACTGTAGATTATTTAGTAGGTCAAGGAATGGATAAAGACGA